GGCTCTGACACCGAAACCGGCACCCAATCACCGCCCCACTCACCAAACCCAGCAAATCCGCCCAAACCGCCGCCCCTTGACACGGTAGGGGTCACAGGTTCGAAACCTGTATCGCGCACCATGCGGAATTGTTCGAGAAAAGGCCCTTCGGGGCCTTTTTTGTTGCCCTTCCGCGGTGTGGGGGCCGGGCGGGCGGCGGGCTTGGTTGCCGGTTGAATGCCGGTTCAAACGGTTTTACACGGGTTGCGTTCTGGCACCATTTGGCACCAGTCTGGGCCGCATGGCAGGCAAGGTCACGGTCAGGCGGGTGAAGCGGCGGGGGGAATGGCGCTGGTGTGTTGATCGGGTGGAGCAGGGGCGGCGGGTGCGGGAGTTTTTCCGCGCGGCCCAGGAGGCGGAGGCGCATGCGGTGGCGTTGCGACGGCAGCGGAGCGTCGCGGGGGATTCGTGGATCCGGCTGTCGGCGGCGGAACGGGCCGAGCTGATCGAGGTCTATGCCGCCGCGCGGGCGCGGAATGTGTCGCTGCGGGACGTGTGGCAGGAATGGTGCGCGCAGGCGCCCAGCCGGGCCAAGGCGACGCCGACGCTCGCCGCGGCCGTGTCGGCCTGCCTGGAGGCGAAGCGCGCGGCCGGGCGGCGGGAGCGTTATCTGTCCGCGCTGTCCGCGGCGCTGGGGCAATTCATCCGGGGGCGCGAGGAACTGGCCCTCGGCAGCGTGACGCGGCTGGAGATTCAGGCGCATGTGGGCGCGGTGGCGTCGCTGCATTCGCGGGCGACGCGGCTCAACCGGCTCTCGACGCTGTTTGCCTGGGCGGTGCGCGCCGGGCATCTGGACGCCAATCCGTGCGACCGCATCGAGCGCGTGACGCCGGAGCAACGCCCGCCGCTAATCCTCACGCCGGAGCAGGCGCATCACGCGCTGGCGTTCACGCGGGACCATTGGCCGCGGTATCTGGCGTGGCTGGCGCTGACGTTGCTGGCCGGCGTGCGGCCCGAGGAGGCCGAGCGGTCCGAATGGTCCGCCATCGCCCCGGGCCATGTCGTGATCGCGGCGCAGACGAGCAAGGTTCGCTGGCGGCGCGTGGTGCCGCTGATGCCGCTGGCGGCGGAATGGCTCGCGGAAGCGCGAAAACGGGAGGCGGAATTGCCCCTGCCGTCGATCTCGCTGAAGCGGTTTCGGCGCAAGCTGCGGGATGAACTGAAGCTGCCGAAGTGGCCCGCGGACCTGCTCCGGCACACGGCGGCGAGTTACCTGCTGGCGGAGCACCAGGACGCGGGCAAGGTGGCGTCGTGGCTCGGGAATTCGGCCGGCGTGCTGCTGCGGCACTACCGGGAACTTGTCACGCGGGACGAGGCGGCGCGGTTTTGGACGCCGCAGGGGGGATGAATTTGGAAGGCAGGAAGGCAGGAAGCTAGGCCTGAAGCCGAAGCAGGTTGCGGATGGCCTCCGCCTGCGTCTTGCCGTGTTTTTTGAGCTTGGGCAGGTCGGCCGCATAGGCGCGCACCAGCTTCGTGGGCTCTTTCTTGGGCTGGCCGGGGCCGCGTTTGGTTGGGGTGCTCATGGGTCAACAGCGAAGGCGCGAAGGCGCGAAACCGGGGCGCGTGTAGGGGTCAGGCGACAACTGCCCGAACCACCGAAAACGATCCATCGTCGTTGCGCAACTCCATGCCGACTTCAGCCACTTCATTTACCCGGAAGCGGAAATTCCAAAAGGTGCGGCGGGCATTTTTTGAAAGGCGGCTTTCGGTGACAATGGCAACCAGACCCGGATTCCGGGCAACAATATTGGACGCCATTTCAATCTGATTTTGCAGTTCGCTCGTTTGCATGGGCAATAGATATGCCCTGCCGGAATACTCGTCAACAAGTATTCCGTTTCCCGGTGCGATTTTTTCAGGGCGGCCCACGGGAAAGGCAGCAGGGAGAATGCAGAATGAGGAAGGGGCAAACGCTGCGGTTTCTGCATTCCGCATTCTTCCTTCTCCATTCTTGCGCCTAGGGCGTGAGGCGGAAGGTCTGCCGCACGCCTTGCTTTTGGACGAGCCAGGTGTCGCCGGTCCAGCGGTCGAGGATGAGGGCGCGGGAGCCCTCGGCGCGATCCCAGGCGAGCGGGGTGACGTCGTAGCGTAGCAGCCACGCCAGCACCGCCAGCGCGAGCAGGAAGCAGGCGGCCAGCAATCGGGAGCGGGAAGCCGGGGCGACGTCAGACACGGAAGGAGTGGGCAAGCTGTTGGCCGGCAGGGGTGCCGAGCGGAATGAGGTCGCGGGCGCCGCAGCCGGGGCAGAGGGCGTGCTGATCGCGCAGGCGCTTGAGGCCGAAGGCAATCGTGGCGACCAGCAGAAGCAGGCCGAGCGGCCAGAAGGTGAAGACCGCGATGAGCGTCGCCACGATGAGCGCGCATTGAATCAGGAAACCGACGACGCCGCTCCAATCGCCGGCCTGGGGCTTGCCAACGGTGCCGCACCGCCGGCAGATGTGCGAGCCGCCGGGCTCGGCCAGGACGGTGAAGGCCCGGCCGCAGGCGCCGCAGGTCGTGTCCCCGGGCGTAGCGAGCGCCAGCAGGACGCCGCAATGGGGGCAGGGGTGATTCATTTCCCCCCGGGTGTTGGAGCGCTGGGGCCAGTGATGTTCACCCGGTAGGTCGGCAAAGCCTCCTTGAGGGCCGCGGGCGGAAAGCGGCGGTCGTATTCCGTGCGGATCAGTTCCTCGATGAAGCCGGAGAGATCGCGATGACCGCGCTTGGCCATCACTTCGCGGGCCATTTCGTGGACCCGGCTTTCCATGGAGATGTTGCGTCGTTCCTTCATCGGCCCAACTCAAGACCCGAATCGCGTCGAAGGCAACTGCGGACGTAGTCGCTGAGCCCAGCGTAGCCGCGGCTCGCCAGCAGGGGGCTGATTTCCCGCGCCAGTTGCTTGGGCAGGGAGATGTTGATGCGGACCGCGCCGACGGGCGCCGGGGATTTTACAAGGGAATCACTTGTCTTCATGCGTGCGCAATATGCGCAATTAGCGCGCATTGCAAAACCTATTTCGCTCCGGTGTTTCTCGCTTTGCGCACGTTTTACACAAAAACCGTTTTTTCGCTTGTGACCGTGCCTGTCGTGTGTATTCTTTGCGCAAGATGAAACGCAGCAAGCGTCCGGTGAATGTGGTGATGACGGAGGAGACGATCCAGAAGGCCAAGGCGCTCCAGACGGCGGAGACGCGGCCGAGCCTGTCCAACTTGGTGGCGGTGCTGATCGTGCGCGAGCACGCCCGGGTGTTCCCGAATGCGCCGGCCTTTGTCGCCGAAACGACCCCCGAAACCGCGGTTGCGGCCTGAGGCACATCATGAAGGCAAAAAGCAAGGCCATGACGGTGCGCTGGGAGGCAGGCGAGCTGGCCGCAATGGCCGAGGCCGCCGCCGGGCGCGGCACGCGGCTTACGAATTTGGTGCGGCATTGGGTCCGCCAAGGCATCGCCGCCGAACGGCGGCAAAACCAGAACTGAAGGAAAGGCAAAGGCATGAGGAACCAAGCAAAGATTTTGGCGGCGGCGGGTGGCGCAGGTTGCGTTACGTCGGGAGAAGTGAGCCGGGGCGGATTGTCTGCCGCGCCGGGGATTGAGGGGAATCGAAAGCCCACCCGCCGCCTGCTCCCGTTTTCGGCCCGCTGGGAGTTTGCCCGCGCGGCCGGCTCGCACGCGTTGGCCCGGGCCAACTTCTTTGAAGGGAGGCTGGCGTGAAGGCAGAAGTGGGAATGCAGAAGGCAGAAGGGGCCAGCGCGTTGCCGCCGACGGATGGCACGACGTTTATGGCCGAGGCGCGCGTGATCTGGGATGACGGCGCATTTGTCACCGTGGATCCGGTCGTGGGCCGGATGCGCTTTTCGGAGTCGGGCGAGCTGGTCTGGGCGCTCGGGGGCTTGTCGGTGCGCGGCTCGCTTGACGCGCAGGTGAAGATTGACCGCTGGACGCACGCGCCGCAGCCGGGCCGCACGTTTGCCTGGTTGCGTGATCCCCGCGGCGAGCCCGCCTATGACGACGGAGGTGACTGGTGAGTGCCGTTGCCATGAGCGGGGAGCGCAAAGCCGGCAATCCGGCCACGCCGAGTCAGGTCAACTTCCGGCGGTTGCTGAATACGCGGTGGCAGGGGGTGACTTGGAAGCTGGTGATCAACTCGGGGCTGCGGGCGACGGCGTCGGCGGTCGAGGAGCTGGTGCCGGGGGTCTGGTCGCTGAATGGCAAGCTGTTCGCGCTGGAGAACATCACGGACATCCATTTCGACGCGACGGGCAATGTCGTGATCTCCGTGGAAAGGGAGCGGCCATGAGCAACCTGCCGCCGCAAGTTCCGGGGTCGCTGCCGTGGGGCGCCAATGCCGACAGCGTGCTGACGGTCGCGCAGATGGCGACGTGGCTCCAGATCAGCCAGGACACGTTGCGCGAACGGGCCAAGCGGGGCGAGGTGCCGGGCTTTCGCGAGGGGGACGAGTGGCGGTTTCATCCGCGCTCCTACCTGGCCGCCAAGGGGCAGATCGCCAGCCGCTGGGACGAGGCGCTGAACGCCTGGACGAAGCTGACGGGCGGCATCGTGACCGATCCCGACATCAAGCGGTCGTTCTGGAAGACGTTCCCCCGTGAATTTGCGTGGTTCGACGCGCACGGCCCGGCCGTGCCGGCGACCTGAAAGGACTACCATGACCGAGGACGATTACATCAAGGCGGCCTACCTGATGAACAAGTGGATGGCCAATGGCCAGAAGGTGGTGATCAAGCCGGAGGCGATGGCCGCCGCGCTGCGGGATGCCTTTCGCGCCGGGCAGGTGGCGGGGCGGGCCGAGCGGCCGAGCACAGTTTCCGCCAAGGATTTGCTGGATTCAGTTTTTCGCCGGTGAGTGCCGGCGGGCCGGGGAGCTTGGTGTGTTTCTGGACAGTTACAGCATTGGGAACCCCGGAGTTTTTTTTGGAGCGAAGAACATGAGACGGAACCAACCACGCAACGACGCCGTGAGCCGCGGCCTGCGCACGAAGCAGCAGGCGCTGGATTACATGCGGAAGACCGGCTCACGGGACTTTCGCGCCGCCGTGGATGCCGTCCGCAAGAACGACCGGCCATGAAGCTTCCCGATTCTGCCCACGCCCCTGCCGGGGCCGGAAGTGTGACCTTCCGAGCAGCCGTGAGGACATCCCCTGTCCGCGGTGCCGGCCCCGGCCTTCTCTTTTCCTGATTCAAGCCATGACTGCGACGCGAAAATTTAACTGGTCCGTCCCTACGAAGCCCGCCGTGTCCGAGGGGGAACATTCGGCGCTGTTTGCCCTGGGCTCGCCCGAGGACATCGCGGCCATCGTGCGCAAAGGCATTTCGTCCGGGCTGCTGGTGCCGCGGAAGACGCCCGCGAAGGCCGTATCGGTGCCGCTGGCGAAGCGGGACCGGCCGCCGGAACGGGCGCTGCGGGGCGAGGCGGAAGGCCAGGTGCGGCAGATGTGGATCCGCACGCAGCGGGGCGAGAGCGCCCGGGACATCGCGGTGGCGCTGAAGGTGAGCATCGCCAGCGTGCGCCGGCTGGTCGCCGAGATCCGCAAGGGCGAGCGCGCCCTGCCCCGGCCCACGGCGACCGAGCAGGTGCGGAGGCATTGAGATTTCGGCAGAGAAGGCAAACCACAAACACAGAAGGCAAGGCATGCAAACATTGAAGGAAGTGCGAGTTGAGATCGAGGGCATCCGCCCGCTGATCCTGCACAACGGGCTGCTCGCAGACCCGACGAACGAAACCGTGCGCGCCATGAAGCGCATCACGGCGAAGAAGAACAAGAAGACGGACGCGGACAATGAGGAGCTGGCCCGGCTGGAATGGCTGGGTGGCTGGTATTTGAACGCGGACGGACGGCCCTACATCCCGGCGGCGAACATCGAGCGCATGGTGCTCGACGGCGCGCGCAAGCTGCGGCTGGGCAAGGACTGCCAGGCGGCGGTCTTCTGCGAGGAAGATCAGGTGACGCTCCAGCATGACGAGCTGGACGGCAAGAAGGTCGAGAAGCTGGCGGGCGATCCGCGCTTTGCCATCCGCTGCGGCGTGGTCGTGACGCAGAAGCGCATCATCCGCGTGCGGCCGATGGTGCCGACGGGTTGGCGGCTGGTCTTCCGGCTGAACTACGATTCGGGGGTTATCAACCTGTCCTCGATCCGGCAGGCGATCACGGATGCCGGGATGCTGTGCGGCCTGGGCGATTGGCGCCCGAAGTTCGGCCGGTTCACCGCCAAATTCTCCGAGTAATGGAAACGCCTGCCCTCAACCCGAGCGTGGATCTGCGGCGGTTGCCGCTGTGGAAGGACACGCTGGCCAAGATGGAGCCGATCACCTTTGGCAGCCGCTGGCGCACGGAATGGCTGGAGGAGCAACTGTGCGCGCGGCGGGATCAGCCGGAGTTCTGCTTCGGCATTGATCACCTGAACCGGGCGATTCGCCCGCGGGGCTTTGTGCTGACGTGCCGGGGCGAAAGTGGCGTGGCTTACCGCACGCTCCACGCCGACGAGATTCCCGAATACCTGGCGACCAAGGAAGAGCGGGCGAAGGCGCACTTGCGCAATGCGGAGACGGTCGCGGCGGGCGTGCTGATGAATCCCGAGGCGAACCTGACGACGCTGGAACGCGAAGCGATCGAGCACAAGCAACGGAACCTCGCGCTGAAACTGGCGCTGCTCCAGCGGCACGAAGACCCGGTGATTGATCCGGCGCTGCGCACGGCCGAACTGAGAAAACCCTGATGCACGCGAGCCCGCCAGCAACCAGCAGCCTGCCCACATCCGCCGCACCGGCTTGGTGCGGCGCAGTGGGCGGGGCGGGGCTAGGCACGGCCTGCCGCGGCGATGCGCGGCTGGGCGAGGCAATGCGCGGCTCGGCCTGGCGCGGCAAGTCCACACACGGCGCATCGGGAACGGTGCGCCGCAGTGGGCCAGGCGCTGCGGGGCCGGGCGTGGAACGGCAGTGCGAGGCCAGGCTGGGCAAGTCCACACACGGCGCATCGGGAACGGTGCGTCGCAGTGGGCGCGGCACGTCTTGGCGTGGCAGTGCCCGGCGCGGCGAGGCAGGTCGAGGTCCGGGGCGCGACGGATACGCGCATTCACTTTTTTGAGCTGAGGCATGTCACGCGTTGATCACATTTTGAAGCTGCTTGGAGCCGATGAGGCGAAGGGGCGCACGCCCTGCCTGATTCCCATTCCGGCGAAGCAGAAGGGGCCGGTGTTCCCGGATTGGAACAAGGTGGATTGGGAGCGGATGCAGGATGAGGATTACCGGGCGCAGCTCGAAGCGTCGCCGAATCTGGGCGTCATCCTGGGCAAGCAGTCGGGGCCGCTGGCGACGGTGGACATTGACGTCGAGGAATACGTGGGGCCCTTCCTGGAGGCGAATCCGCGGTTGCGTCAATGCCTGCGGACGCGGGGCGCGAAGGGCTGCCAGATTTGGGCGTGGTTGAAGCCGGACCCGAAGCTGGTGGGCCTCGGGCTGCCGAATTGGCAGCGGGGTTTTCCCGATCAGCGGTTCAACATTCCGCATCGGGTGGTGACGCAGCCGATGGCCGACGGCAACGGCGGCACGAAGGAAGTGCCGCTGGTGGTGATGGAATGGCGGGCGGGGGCGACGCAGAGCGTGATCCAAGGCATTCACCCGAGCGGGAACGAATATCGGGTGGTCGTGGAGGCGCCGCCGGCCGAGATCAGTTTCCGGGACATTATCTGGCCGGAGTATCTGAAGGCGCCGTGGCGGGATGATTTGTTCAAGGCGGTCGAGGCTTTGGCCGGTGATCCGTTCACCACGACCTCGGACGGGCTCAGCCTGGCCCATCATTTTTGGGCGGCGCACTACGCGCTGATCCATGACGTCGTCTTCGAGCCCGATGAATCCCGGTTTTACGCCTACAACCCGGTGACCGGGGGCTGGGAGAGCCGGATCGAGGCGCAGATGTTTACGGAGATCAGCCGGGATTTGCTGCGCCTCGGGCGGGATTTGCCGGGGCAGGCCGGCCAGCTGCTCGCGGGCTCAACGGGCCGCTCGATCAAGAGCGTTTCTGCCATTGCGAGTTTCCTCCAGGGGGAAGTCGCCAAGCCCCGGGTGTTTGAACGCGAGCCCGGCGTGATTCACCTGGAGAACGGGATGTTGGACGTGCGGACCAATCCGCCGTTCCTGGACTCCTTTTCGCCGAACTATTTCTCGCGGAATCAGGTGCGGCACAATTACGCGCCCGGGGCGCCGTGTCCGCTGTGGAAAGACAAGCTGCTGGCCGACGCGTTGGATTCGGATGACCAGGTGCTGCTGCAGAAGCTCGCGGGCATGTGCTTGCTGGGAAACAACCTGCTTCAGCGCATCGTGATCCTCACGGGGAATGCGGGCGCCGGCAAAAGCCAGATCGCCCAGGTGATTCAAGGCATCATTGGGCGGCACAACGTGGCGCAGCTCCGCACGGAGCACCTGGACGAACGCTTCGAGGCGGAGGGTTTCATCGGCAAGACGCTGCTCGTGGGCTCGGATGTGCCGGGGAGCTTCCTGAATCGGGCCTCGGCGTCGCAGCTCAAGTCGCTGACGGGCGGCGATTACCTGCAGGCCGAAATCAAGGGCGGTCGGCGCGTGGACATCACGGGGAATTTCAACGTCATCATCACCTGCAACAGCCGGCTCGTGGTGAAGACCGACGAGGATTCGGGCGCGTGGCGTCGTCGTCTGGTGATCCTGGCCTTTAACCGGCCGCCGCCGGCCGAGAAGATTCCCGACTTGGCGAAGCTGATCTTGGCGACCGAGGCGTCCGGGGTGCTGGACTGGATGATCGAAGGGGCGCGCATGGTGCTGCACGACGTCGAGGCGCACGGGCGACTGGTGATGGCCCCGGCGCAGGCGCAACGCATCGAGGCGCTGCTGAATGAGTCGGAGAGCGTGCGGCATTACGTCGAGACGGCGTTGGAGCGCGTGGATCGGGCGCAGGGACAAACGACGACGACGGAGGAGCTGTTGGAGGCTTATCGGGAATTCTGCGCCGAGCGGGGCTGGAATGCCTTGGCGGACAGCACCTTTCTGAATCAGTCGCGGGACTTGGTGCTGCGGGTGCATTCACTGAGCCAGAGCAACGATATCAAGCGCAAGGTGGGCGACCGCGATTCGGTGAAGCGGGGATATCGGCATCTGAAGATCAAGGGAGGGCCAGAGGAATGAAGCCCGGCTTTGAGAAGCGCGAGGACTTGGGCAAGCGCCGGGAGATCGCCGCGGAGTTGTTCGGCGCGATCCGTTGGAAGAGCCAGACCCATGGCTTTGCACGGTGCCCAGGCGAGGGCGCGCATTCGGGCAAGCGTGGGCCTAGGGACTTTGAGGTGCTGCTGAATGGCGTGCCGTGTTGTCGGTGCTTTCACAAGAGCTGCCTCGCGATAGTGGAGGACGCGAAGAAGAAGCTGCGTTCACGGATCGGCAAGGCGGAATGCGTCCGCGTTTCCACCTCCGCCGGCATCGCGCTACGGAAACGGACGTTCACGCTCGGCCGGCCCACGCCATTCGGGCGTAGCCAGAAAAATAACGTCCGAGGTGTCAGTGTTGCCGAAATGCTTCTCGGACGGGTCGGACGGGACAAAGACAACACCTCACGCACCTACGCGTCATGTAAAGAGGTTGTGTTTAAGCCGTCCGACCCGTCCGAACTAGGGGAAAAAGTAGAAACCGGGGTGACAGTAGCCGGAACCACCCAAGCCCCCGCCCCCCTGCCCAGCGCGACTAAGGAATCTTTTTTCTGCCCCCCCAACGCAGGTGGCAAAGCTCCAGTGCAAAACGGGCACGAAGTAAATTCCTGACCGCCTTCCGTTTCCATGTCTGCACCCGCCCACATCGTCAACCAGCGCGCCGCCGAATACGGCGTCACGGCCCGCACCGTGCGCAACTGGCGCTCCGCCGGCGCGCCGTTGGCCGATGCCGCCGCCCTCGCCGAATGGCTGCGCGTCCACGACCGCCTGCCGGATCGCGCCGCCCGCGTCGGCGAACCCGTTGACGCCCGGATCCAAGCCGCCCTCGCCACCGACTGGACCGCCCTGGAAAGCGCCGACCTCGCCCAACGCCGCGGCGACCTCGAAACCTGGTCCGCCCTCGCCGGCCGCAAGATGCGCGCGGCCCTCGATGCCGAGGCCCACGGCGAATTCACCCGCTGGCAAAAGATCTACCTCGCCTTCCACGGAGCCGCCCTCCAAGCCCGGCTCGCCCAGGCCAAGCTCGGCATCGACACCGGCGACCTCATCACCCGCGTCGAATGCGAGCGCGTCCTCCACGCCTTCATCAACCGCCTCTGCCTCGGCATCCAGCACACCCGCGACCACCTCGCCGCGCGCCTGACCAACATCCCCTTCGAGACCGAGATCGCCGATCACCTGGAGACCGCGCTCATCACCCGCGCCCTCCTCGATCCCGTCAACGCCGCCCTCGCCCACGCCGCCGCCATCGGCCTGCCTCCCTGGGTGCCCGCCGCCTGCGAACGCGCCATCGCCGACCACCTTGCCGCCGGCCTCGACCAACTCGCCGCCCGCCGCGCCCAAACCCTTACCGATCCCCAAGCATGAACACCGACAGCCAAACCAAATCAACGGACACCTCGGACTCCCCTCTGCTTCGCCCCGTGGCGAAGGAAGAGGCCAACGCTGAAGCGAGCGTGGGCAAAGCGACGGAGGCCGATCCCGGCAGCCCCGTGCGCCTCAGCCTCGAAGTGATCGTTCACCTGCCGCACGTCCCTGCCTCCGAGCGCGAGCGCATTGCTCGCAAGGCGCGCGAATCCATGGAGCAGGCCGTCGCCCTCCCGTTCCGTCACTGGGAGACTCGCATCACCACCGGAGCCGTTTGGCTGCCTGCCGCTGCGTCTAGCTGCTAGCTCCCTGCCTAAACCCGCCATGCACCCCGAAGACCTGAGCACCCCGGCCGTCCGGCTACGCGAGCCCGCCGTCGACTTCCCGCACGAACTCCTCGACCGCCCCGAGGACATCGCCCGCGAGGAACTCCAGACCGTGCTCGGCCGCGCCGTCAGCCCCGAGGACACCCGCCGGCTGTTCGTGTGGCACCTCAGCCGCCAGCACGCCGACTCCGCGGCCGAGTGGACCGTTCTGGAGCGCGTCCTCCTCTGGATCGGCGGCGCCCGCCCGGCCGACTACCGCGCCACCGGCCGGGGCGCCAGCCGCCCCGCCGAGACCGAAGCCGAGACCAGCGAACGCCGCGTTGGCCTCCGCGCCGCCATCGCCCTGGCCGAATTCGTGCCCCACGGCCAGCACGCCTACAGCACCCGCTCCCTCGCCAAGATCTTCGGCGTCAGTCACGGCGAAGTCTTTCGCCTCCGCCAAAACCTCCGCGCCATCACCCCGGCGCAAGAGCCGATATAAACAGCGAAGACGCGAACGGCATGAAGGCAAAACAATCTGGAAAGCAGGAATGCAGGAAAAGCAAAAGCAGAAGGCCGCCCCAACTCACGCTGGAGCAACACCGGGAACTTGGTCGCGCCCTGAGGACGGCAAACGAAGCAATCGTGTTTCTTTGGGCTTTCGGTTTGTGGAAAAGTTCCGAACTCGGCGGCCTTCGCGCGAACGCAGCTCACTCGGCCCTGTTGCAGCTAAGGAATGAAATGGATTCCATCGTTTGCCGGGAGCACAAGACCATTGAAGATGCGCAACAAATCTACATTGGCCCGGGCGACCAACCTTGGGCCGTTTCCTGATTTCCTGCCTTCCAAATTCTTCGCGCCTTCGCGTCTTCGCTGTTCAAAATCCATGACCCTCTTCCCCGAACTTGCCCCCGAGCCTGTCGCCAGCGCGCCGGCCGAGGCCCCGCGCCGGGCCATGCCCGTGCCCGAGGTCTGGTCTGATTCGTGTGAGGAAACCGCCGTCCTGTTCGGCCTCGCCGCCCGGGCGCCCGTGCAGGCCATCGTCACCAGCCCGCCCTATTGGTCAGTCCATCGTTACACCAACGCCGCGGTCTGCGAAATCGGCTGGGAATCCACGCCCGACGCCTACGCCCAGCGCCTTGCCCGCCTGTTCGCCCTGCTCCGCGACACCTGCCTCACCCCGCAAAGCACCCTCTGGATCAACCTCGCCGACGTCATGAACGATGCCGACTGGGGCATCCGCGACAAGTCCCTGCCGGAAAAGACCCTGCTCGGCCTGCCCTCGCGCTTCCTCCTGGCGATGCTCGCCCAGGGCTTCACCTGCCGCAGCGAAATCGTCTGGACCAAAACCCGCGGCCTCATCGAAAACCCAACCGACCGGCCCACGCGCACCGACGAGCGCGTCTTCCTCTTCAGTTGCGGCCCCGGCTACTACTTCGACGCCGCGGCCCTCAGCGAACCCGACGACCTCGGCGGCCGGCGCAATGGCCGCAACCAATGGGCCCTCGCGCCCGATCAGGACTCCGCCGCCTACGCCCGGCACCCGGCCATCATGCCCCGCGCCCTCGCGCAACGCTGCATCCTCGCCGGCACGCGCCCCGGCGACCTCGTGCTTGATCCCTTCTGCGGCACCGGCACGACCCTGGCGGTCGCCTACGCCCACGGCCGGCGCGCCATCGGCCTCGAACTCAATCCCGCCTACGTCGCCCAGGCCCGCGCCCGCCTCGCCGCCACGACTCCGGGATTCCCGCTTTGATGAATCTGGAAGGCAGGAAAACAGGAACCGACGCATGACGGCACAGCTTGAATTCTTCCGCACCGCTCCGAAGGCGACGGATGCCAACATCGACTGGGACAGCGTCACCGGCCTCGACCTCGCCAACGACATCAGTCTGGCCAAGCGGTGGGAACGTGAGGTTAACCGACCCTTTGCCCGCCGCATCAACAAATGGCGCCGCCGCATGAAGAATTCGTCCTTTTCGCGCCTTCGCGTCTTCGCTGTTGGTCTCCCCGCTCCTAGCTCCCCGCTCCCTGCCTCAGATTCCTGATTTCCTGCCTTCCAAATTCAATGTCCTCGCTTCCTCCGCCCCGCTTCATTGGCACCCTCGAATGGGCCGAGCGCAACCTCCGTGTCGGCGACGGCGCGTTTCGGGCGGCCGACTTCCCCTGGCTCGGGCCCATTGCCCGCGAGGTCGACCGCCGGCGCGGCTGCACGTTCGGCCTCATGTTCCCGCCGCAGGTCTTCAAGACCCTGTTTCTCCAGATGCGCGCGCTCCGCAACATCGCCGTCGAGCCCGGCCGCCAGCTCTTCTACTGCCTGAACGGCAAGGACGCCGCCGATCTCGCCGACGAAAAGCTCTGCCCCCTGCGCGACAGCGTGCCCGCCGTCATGGCCCACTTCCCGCACGATCCCGATGCGCGCGGCGGCAAGCAGATCTGGAAGGCCATCGACGCGCCCTTCAGTCTGCTCGGCGCCGAAAATCGCAACCATCGCAACAGCCGCTCCGGCCGCACCATCTACCTCGACGAGCCCTGGCAATTCGAGCCCGGCTGGATCCCCGAGATCATCGCCCGGTCCGATTCCTACCAATGGCAGCGCCAGATCATCCTCGCCACGACCGCCCCGAGCGTCGACGACGAGGTCGATGTGCTCTGGCGCACGTCGAGTCAGATGAACTGGCACGTCGTCTGCCTGCATTGCCGCGAGCGCGTGCCGCTGGAATTCGGCGAACCCGATTCGCCCGGCGGCATCAAGTGGGACAGCGACGAGCACACCCGCGAGCCCGACGGCTCCTGGAAGATCGAGGTCGCCAAGCTCACCGCCCGCTGGCATTGCCCCGCGTGCAATCAGGTCACGCTCTACGATCCCAAGACCCTGCGCGAACTCAACGACCCTGCCCGCGGCGCCGGCTACGTGCAGGGCAATCCCGCGCCCGACCCACAGGTCCACTTCTGGCGCGGCAACGCCTTCCTCATGCGCGACTGGCGCCAGCTCGTCGGCGAATGGCTGGCGGCCTGCAACGCCAAACGCCGCGGCAGCCTGGAGGCCACCGAGGACTTCTACCGCAAGAAACGCGTCGAGTCGTGGGATCCCATGAAGGTCACGCGCCGCACGAACGACCTGCCCGTGGGCGACTACGACCTCGGTGATCCGTGGGCCGACGAGGGCAAGATGGCCGACGGCGCGCCGATGCGTTTCCTCTGGGTCGACGTGCAGCGCGATCACTTCTGGGCCGTCGCCCGGCAATGGAGCCCCAACGCGCAAAGCCGCCTGCTGCACTTCGAGCGCCTCTGGGAAGGCAGCCAGATCGAGGCCCTGCGCAACCGCCTCGGCATCCCGCCGAATCACGTCGTGCTCGACGAGGCCTACAACGCCGACCTCGTGCACCAGATCTGCACCGCCTACCATTTCCTCTGCGCGAACGGCGTCTCGGCCCGGGCCTTCCCGCATCACGACGGCGTGCGCCGCATCTTCGGCGAGCCGCGCACCATCGACCCCTTCCTCGGCCGGTCGAATCAGGGCATGCAATGGTGCGTCGGTTTCCATTACGCGTCCGAAGGCGCCAAGGACCGGCTCGACACGCTCCGGCAGGCCCGCAGCGCCGACGGCAAACCGCTCTGGACCATTGCCCGCAACGCGCCCAGCGAATACGTCGAACAAGCCTACGCCGAGGCCAAGATCCGCAAGCGCCACCCGAAGAACAACGGCTGGTTCTACGAATGGAAGAAGCTGCGCCCGGACAACCACGCCTTCGACATGGAATGCGGCCAGGTGATCAGCGCCAGCATGTGCGGCCTGCTGACGGCCACCAGCACGGCGGAGAGTGAGGAATGAAGAATGCAGAATGCAGAATGAAGAATAAAGATGGGGCCGGCCTGCCGGGGTTTCTGCATTCTTCATTCCCCCTTCTGCCTTCAGGCCGCTTGGCGGCCACCATGGACGGCGGGCGCGTAGGGCATGGCATTGGCTACCGTTCCCGCGGGTCCGTTCCTCGGGTGGACCGCGACCGAGATCAACACCCGGCTCGCGACCCTCAAGGCTTACCTGATCGCGCGGACGCCCGGCGAAGGCCAGATCACCAGCGCCAGCGTGAACGGCAAGGCCTGGCAATACGATCCCCGCGGCGGCATGACCGTCGCCGAGGAAATCGCCGCCCTCCAGGAAGCCCTCGCATGGGTCGATGACGACGCCCTGGTCATGCCCAACGAACAGGTCTTCTCGGCAAGGTAACAACCGGAGGAAATGAATTTGGAAGGCAGGAAAGCAGGAACATAGAAAGCCTTGCCCGTAACCCGGGCAAATGAGCAGACAGGGGAACGTGCCCGAAGTCTGCGCAGTCGGGTAAAAGTAAACCCCGGCCGCTACCCGTCGGCGTAACAACAGCGCGGGAAAATTTGGTTTCCCTTCCTGCCTTCCTGCCTTCCAGATTGATCCGGTCTTCGCCCCTTTCCACCATGGACGGCCGCCGCGCTAGGCATGTCGTCGCCGAAGTCCGCCGCCCGTCCGCGCCGCGTTGCCTCCCCGCGGGGGAATCGCGGCGCCGGCCGGATTCAGGCGGTCGCCACCGATGGCAGCAATACCGGCGGCGTCGGGCAGTTCCTTTACCCGGGCAGCCAGGACGGCACGCAACGCGGCTGGCGGCCTGAGGTCGGCCGCGACATCGCCCGGCTCGTCACGCAATTCCGCCATCGGGCGATGGTCTCCGATGGCCGCTACATCTACACCAGCAGCGGCCAGGTCCGCGGCGCGGTCAAGGAGAAGGCCGATTACACCATCGGCTCGGCCTGGCGCCCCGTCTATCTCGGCGCCGACAAGACCTTCGCCGACGCCTTCAATGCGACCATGTCGCGCTGGACCGAAAACTGCGACCTGCGCGGCCGGCCCTTCTCGCTCGCCCGCAACGCGCACATCGCCTGCAAGTGTTTCGACACCGACGGCGACTTCTTCATCCTGCTCACGAAGAACGAGGCCGGCGAACCGCGCCTGCAATTCCTGGAGGCGCACCGCGTCGGCTCGCCCTGGGGCGAAACGCTCCTGCCGCTCGACGTGCGCCTGCCGAATGGCCGCCTGCTCAAGGCCGGCAGCATCTTCCTCAACGGCATCGTCTACGACGACTTCATGCGCCCTCTGGCGTATAATCTCGTCCAGCCGGACGCCTTCCTGCTGCCCTACAGCGCCCGCGTCCGCGACCAATACCAGTTCCTGCCGGCCGAGTCCGTGATTCATGGCTTCGATCCCGAATGGTATTCGCAAGGCCGCGGCATCCCGAGCCTGATCTACGGCATCCTCGATTGGTATGACCTCAGCGAAATCCGCGAGGCCGAGAAGATCGCCACGAAGGCCACCGCCCGCGTGGCCATGATCGAGAGCAACGAATCCGGCCGCGCCGGCCTGCCGAACGCGCACCTCGCCGCCGGCTCCGGCGTGACGTCCCTCGACGACATCGACACGCGCAACAAAGTCATCTCCGCCGGCCTGATCCGTTACTTCAAGGCGAACGCCGGGCACAAGCTCGAAGCCTTCCAGCCCGAGCGGCCGAACCGCGATTTGGCCGACTTCCTCGATCACATTGCCCGCAGCGCGCATCGCGGCCTCGGCTGGCCGATTGACATGCACGACATGAGCAAGATCGGCGGCGCGGCCGTGCGCTCGGTCATGGGCCAGATCCAGCGCAGCGTCGCCCAGCGGCAGGACGCCCTCTGGACGCCGCTGCTGTCCGCCGTGCTCTACGCGACCGGCGCCTTCCTGGGCACGGGCGCGCTGCCCTTCACGCGGGATTGGTGGAACCTCGCCTTCACGCTGCCCAGCAAGCCCAGCGTGGACATCGGCCGCGACAGCCAGAACCGCCGCGCCGACGTCGCCATGGGCCTGCGTTCGCTCAGCGAGATCGCCGAGGAAGACGGCAGCACCGCCGAGGAACTGCTCCGCCGCCGGGCCAACGACTGGCTGCTCCGCGAACGCATCGCCACCGAAACCGGCGTGCCGCCCACGGCCATCTTCAATCCCGACGTCGAGGTCGGCCAGCCGATGGAGCCCGCCATCACGCTTAACGATCCCAACGCATGACGCCCTACCCCCGCATTGCCGCCGCGCTCCTGTCCGCCCGCTGGTGCATCACGCCCGCCGCGCTCGCCGCCATCCGCAACACCTTCGAGGCCGCCTGCGCCGGCCGGCTCCGCGCCGATGAGCACATGCCCATGCCCGGGCAGCCCGACGATTACGAGGAGGCCGAGCCCGTGATGGACAAGGGCATCCTTGTCGTGCCCGTGCATGGCGTCTGCGCCCGTTACCTCTCCGCGATGGAAACGGACTGCGGCGGCCTCGACCTGAATGACGTCGAGAAGACGCTTCGCGAAGCGCAAGCCGATCCGCGCGTGCAGGGCATCGTGCTGCATTTCAACTCGCCCGGCGGCACCGTGACTGGCATTCCCGAGCTGGCGTCCCTCATTCGCACCATCAGCGAGACCAAGCCCGTCATCGCCTTCACGGATGCCCAGTGCTGCTCCGCCGCCTACTGGCTCGCGAGCGCCTGCGATTCCATCGTCGTCACGCCCACGGCCGACGTCGGCTCCATCGGCGTCTATTCCGCGCTGGTCGATGAATCGGCCGCCTGGGCGCAGGAAGGCTACAAGCTGGAGCTGATGAAGGCCGGCAAGCACAAGGCGATGGGCATTCCCGGCCTGCCGCTGGCGCCCGAGGACCGCGCCCTCATCCAAGCGGAAGTCGATTCGATCTACGCCATGTTCACGGCGGACGTCGTGGCCAATCGCGCCCGCAACGGCGCCACCGTGGCCGAAGACACGATGCAGGGGCAGACCTTCATGGGCGGCACCGCCGTCGCCGTGGGCCTTGCGGATCGCGTCGTGGGCAGCCTCACGGACCTGCTGGCCGCGCTCACCATGGACGGCCGCGAAACTCAGTAACGTCGGAAAACCTATGCAAAAACTACGATGACCATCTTCGGCAAATCCGCTCGCGACACGTTCCTGATGGCCGCCCTCGCCCAGGCCGGCATCACGGAAGAAACCGTCACCGCCGCGCAGGCGGCGAACACCCTGGCGTTCCTCGGAGCGAAGAGTCCGCAGGAACAGGCGTTGCACAGCGACCTCCTGCAAGCCCGCGAGGAAAATGCCAAGCTCAAGGCGCTCGAAGCCAGCCTCAAGGGCACGGCGATTTCGCTCGGCGCGACTGAGTTTTCCGTGGAAGCCATTACCGCCGCGGTCGAGGCCCGCGAATCCGCCGCCCGCCAGGCCGGCGAGGACGCCGCCACGCTCCGCGCCGCCAGCGAACTCGCCGCCCGCGGCCATGCGCCAGTCGCCACCGCGCCCGGAGCCGCCGCCGACAACGCCCAGAAGAAACCCGGCGAAGGGCTCACGGGCCTCGCCAGGGTCACCGCCATTTTCCAGGCCGAGCAGGTTGCTGCGCGGCAGAACTAAACCCAAACCAAACGATTCATGCCACACACCCTGCTCGACATCGCGAAGCTTAACGGCTCCGACAAAGTCGTGGGCCTGATCGAGGAGTCTCTGGTGCTTGCGCCGGAAGTCTCGCTCTTTCCTGCTCGCACCATCCGCGGCACGTCCTACAAGACCGTCGTCCGCACTGCCCTCCCGACCACGCAGTTCCGCGCCGCCAATGAAGGCGTGACGGGCTCGCAATCCACGTTCACCAACCGCCTCGTCGAGACCTTCATCCTCGACGCGCAGATCAAGGTCGACAAGGCCGTGGCTGATGCCTACGAGGACGGCCCCGCCGCGCTCCAGGCCATCGAGGCCGCGGGCGTCGTCGGCTCCGCGCTCAAGTTGCTTGGCAGCCAGATCTGGTATGGCCTCGGCACGGGCGGCGACAGCAAGGGCTTTCCCGGCGCGCTGGGCATGCACGATACGACCAACATGGTCGTCGATGCCACCGGCAGCACCGAAGACACCTGCTCGTCTGTCTGGGGCGTGAAGTTCGGCCCGCAATACGCCCAGATGGTGCTGGGCAACAACGGCTCGCTGACCCTCTCCGACTGGATGTCGCAGCAGGTCACCGACGCCAACAGCAAGCTCTTCACGGCCTACTGTGCCGCGCTGACGGCGTATCCCGGCCTGCAAGTCGGCAACCTCTACAGCGTCGGCCGCATCAAGAAGCTGACCGAGGATTCCGGCAAGGGCCTGACCGATGGCCTGGTCGCGAGCCTGCTCCAGAAGTTCCAGACGAACCTGGGCATGTTCCCCGACGTGCTGTTCATGACCCCGCGCTCGCTTTACCAGCTTCGCGCCAGCCGCACCGCCACGACCCCGGGCGGAACGCCCGCGCCGATCCCCACCGAGGTCTTCGGTGTGCCGATCCAAGTCACCAACCAGATTCGCAACAACGAGAAGCTGGCCCTGTAACTCACCCAAGCGACCCCTAACTACCCAAGAACATGGCCAACGAATTCGCCAGAAATCGGCAAGACGCGTCGCTTAATCCAGCGACCTTCGCCCTGCCCACCACGCTGCTCGCCGCGGGCTCCAAACAGAGCGCCGCGATTGACCTCGGCGCCGACACCTACGAGAACGAAAGCTTCGAACTCGAACTGAGCATCCCGGCGCTCAGCTCCACCATTGCGCCGGCGGCCTCGACCGGTGGCGTGACCTACGCCATCGAGTCCGGCACGACCAGCACGTTCACGACCGCGACGCGCACGATTGTCTCGCAGACGATTGCGGGCAGCGCCAACGGCGTGGCCGAAACCGCGCTGCGGTGCCGCGTGCCCAGCAACTGCGAACGCTACGTTCGCGCCCGCGTCACTCTGGCGACCACTTGCACGGATGCCAGCGCCGTCGCCGGCACCCTCACGATTCGCTTCTGATCGGCCGCCTTCCCGATCGGAACTCATGCCGGCGCCGCCCTTGACTCACGTCGGGGGCGGCGTTTTGGCGGAGACTCCACCGAAGGCACACAGAATGAAGGCATGAACGAAATCGAAGGCACCCCGAAGAAAGTCCCCACGCTCTCCGCCTGCTTCATCGCAGGCAATGAAGCGCATTGCATCGGCAACATCCTGCGCGACATCCGCGACCACGTCGACGAGGTCGTGATCGTCAAGGCCGTAGGCAATCAGATGCACGATTCCACGGCGCTGGTCGCCCTGGATTGCATCGCCGAAAAGAAGCTGCACCTCGCCTCCTACGGCAACCGAGACGAAGACCTCCCGCACATCGATGACTTCGCCGCGGCCCGCAATAAGTCGTTTTCTCTGGCCGACTCCGACTGGATCCTCTGGCTCGACTGCGATGACCGCGTGACGCCCGAGAACATGGCCCGCATCCGCGAAGCCATCGCCACCGTGCCCGACGACGTCAACGCGCTGTTCTGCAGCTACGCCATCGCCGACAAGGGCTCCGTGATCCTGCGCGAACGCCTGATCCGCAACGGCAAGGGCAAGTGGCGCGGCGCCATTCACGAAACCTGCGTCGTCGAGGGCAAGGCGCTCGAATGCCCGCAGATCGTCATCCATCACACCGACCCTGACCCGGCCAAGAGCGAAGGCAGCGCCCGCCGCAATCTGGCGATCCTCGACCGCGTCCTTGAGCAATACCCGCGGCACCTCTTCTACCGCCACGCCGAGCACGTCCGCCTGGGCAACGTGGACGCCGCCCGCGCCGACGGCCTGGCCGCGCTCGCTTGCCTGCACAAGGACAAAGCCGAGGAGCGTTACCTCGTGCACCTGAACCTCGCCGAACTGGAGCCCGACCGCGCCGAGGGCCACCTCGCCGCCGCCGTGCAACTCCAGCCGCACCGCCGCGAAGCCTTCGCCATGCTCGTGCAATATCACACGCGCCGCGGTCAGGTCAGCCAAGCCACGTCCTACTTCCGCATGCTGGATGCCTTGCCCGTGCCCGCGCCGCTGCCGTGGACGCATCAAGCCTGCTGGTATGGCAAAGCCTGGGGCCGCCAATACCTGCGCGTGCGCCTGCTCCGCGCCGCCGGCCAGCACGACCAGGCCGCCGGCGAACACGCCGCCAACCTGCTCGACCCCGAATACCGCGCCCAGACCGCCGCGCTGGATCTCGACCAACCGCCCCAAGACACAAACCCGAACTGAAATGGCCGCCTTCAATCAAGTCACCCTCATCGGCAACCTGACGCGGACGCCCGAGCTGCGCTACCTGCCGAAGGGCACCGCGGTTTGCCGTGTCTCGCTCGCGATCAATCGCAAGTGGCGCACCGAAGCCGGCGAGGAACGCGAGGAGGTCACCTTCGTGGACTGCGACGCGTGGGGCAAAACCGCCGAACTCATCGCCGCGTATTGTCAGAAAGGCGACCCGCTGTTCGTGACCGGCCGCCTCAAGCTCGACACCTGGAAGGACAAGACCACGAACGAAGACCGCAGCCGCCTCGGCGTCGTGATTGAGCAGATGCAATTCCTCCGCCCCAAATCCGCCGGCGACCGCCCGGCCAAACCCAAACCCGCCCCCGCCGCCGCCCCGGCCTCGCCCATCGACGACGACGTCCCCTTCTGAGCCTTCTGCCTTCTTCATTCTCCCTTCTGCCTTCAGATGAGCACCTTCTCCGATCTCGTCGCCCGCGCCCAGCAACACGCCGAGGGCATCGCCGGCACCGCCGTTCGCATTGATGGCGTGGGCACGGTCCTGACCGGCGTCATCGACCGCAGCACGCACCGGCAGGAGCTGGGCGACGGCGGCTTTGCGCCCGAGGCCAACGCCACGCTCTCGCTGTCCAAGTCGCAGCTCGAAGCCGTCTGGATTCCCTGCCTGGGCGCCATCGCGACCGTCGAGGGCCGCAAATACAAGGTCGTGATGGTCGAGGAAGACGACGCCGCCTACAATCTCGGCCTGATGGACCTCAGCCAGCGCAAGCGCGCCTCGTAACATGGACTTCCAATTCGACCAGCGCGATTTTGCCAAACAACTGGACCGGCTCAGCCGCGTGGTCCGCAAGGACACGGGCGAACTGCTCCGGGCGCAAACTCGCCTGTTCGTGGCCGATGCCTGCGCGCTGACGCCGCCGACCGGCGGCAATCCCCTCGGCGCGGCCGGCACCGCCCGCAATGCGACCAGCCTCCCAGGCAATTCCCTGTCTGCCCGCAAGCAGGGGCAGGACGCCGTGGCGCGCGACATTCGCCGCCTGTTTCTGAGTTTCGACGACTTGGAAATGGCCAAGGGAGAAGGGCGAATGGCGGTCAATCTGCGGGGCCTGCTCCGCGCCGGGCAATACGGCACCGCGCTCCAGGTGCTGGACCGGGCCGGCGTGCGGGTCGAGAGCATCGAAGCCACGGCGACGGTCGAAGTCCTGAACCGCCACCGGGACCGCCGCGGGCGGGTCGTTCGCGGTCGCCGCGTGCTGGTGCGCGATGGCCGCTCCATCGTGCGCCTGCTCCGCTCCCAGCAAGCCCTCGTCGGCCGGGCTAAGGCCGGCTGGAAACGCGCCGCCGATGCGCTCGGTCTGCGCCTGCCCCGCTGGATCACGCGCCACGAGGAGCCGGGCATCTTCACGGAGCAAGGCCGTGGCGACAACCGCTCCATCATCGTCGGCAATGCGCTGGGCTATGCGCAGAAGCTGGATCAAACCGCCAACATCATGAACCGCGCCTATCGGAACCGGCTGCGGAATCTCCGCGCCCAGGTCGAAGCCGCCACCGCCGCGGCGGCGCGCAAGGCCGGTGCCCGGGTGAAGTAAGAAGGCAGAATGCAGAATGAAGAAGGGCGCGGCCGGCCGGTTTCTGCATTCTTCATTCCCCCTTCTGCCTTCGGCGCTTCTCGCGCCCACCATGGACGGCCGCCGCGTCAGGTATGCCAAACGAGATCACGCTGTCGTCGGGACTGACCGCTTCCAAGGGCGGCTTGAACGTGTCGCCGGCCACGACCAGCAAGACGCTGGACATGTCCGGCAGCAACATGAACGACGGCAGCACCGCCGCCGTCACCGCCAGTTGGACCGCCATTGAAATGGGCTCGCTCACTACCGGCGCGGATTACTGGGCGCACCTCTATAATCTGGACGGGAACAACTTTGCCACCGTGTCGCTCAATGCCAGCACCACGCACGGCGTGATTCCGCCCGGGGCGTTCTGGGGCCCCTGCAAGATCCCGAGCGGCGTGACCGTGTCGGTCAAGGCCGATACCGCCGCCCTCACCATTGGCACCGTCGTCTGCGCGGCATGACGCATGCCCCTGCTCTTTACGCAGGCCCGCGAGGTTTTGGCCGGCCAGCCGATCCGGGCCGGCGACTTGGCGTCCGTCGCCCGGGCGATCAACTCGCGGCGCTGGAGCGGCATCGGCGACTGGAACTATCGCCTCGCCTACTACTTCCACGTCGGGCTTTTCAAGAAACCGCGTAACGACGAGGGCAGCCTTGCCACGCCCGAAAGCGAGTTCTGGAACTTCTACCAGATGCTCCGCCCCAAGGCCGCCGAGTGGCCCACGACCGGCCCCGGCGAACCGCAGGGCGCCAACCTCGCGAATCACTTGAACGTGTTCGTGCTCGGGTCCGAGGCGCTGAACCTTGACAGCGAACGCATCCGCATCGAGGCCGTGCCGGTCAATCTGGCGACCCGCGAGGATCCCGCCGATCCGCTCGTCGCCGCCGACATCTGGGAACTCGGCAAGGCGCAGCGCGGCGCCTTCGATCCCACGAGCGGCGACTACGGCTCGCCCATGTTCACGCTCGGCGTCAGCTACGGCTACATCCGCGGCAGCCTCACGGGCACGCACGGGCTCAGCTACGGCGGCTATTTCCCGCGCCCAAACAACGCCGGCACCTGCGCCCCGATTGACGATGGCCAGGGCGGCGACTTCTACCCCCCAGACCTTCAAATCTTCTTCACGAACCTCGCCACCGAGGAGGTCGTCAGCTATTCCGGCACCTGCCCCGAAAAGCCCGAGGATGTCGCCTGGGTGGCCTACACGCCCTTCGCCTACTTCGTTTTTGGGAACGACGGCAGCGTCGATTACTACTCCAAGGCCGAGTGGATCGAGGGCCCCTACACGAACAACGCCGAGCTTTCAAAGGCCAACGCCAACGCCATCTCGCGCGCCGTGGCCGAGTATGCTGCCGGCTTCCGGGGCGACGAGACGCAGCGCCTGCGCCCCGATGGCGGCCAGGCCTCGGCCTTTCGCACGCAGGAATTCCTCGCCAGCCAATACGCCCTCGCCCCGCAGATCGGCTGGAACACGGGCGACGCCATCCGGCCGTTTTATCCCCGGTGGCAACTGACCGGCGCGGATTCGCTGGCCGTCTTCCCGCAGGAACTCGACTGCAACTTCGGCGGGCGCGACTTCAACTTCCCGCCCGGCACCTTGGCGACGCACGTCCTCGTGATGGCCCGCGGCGTCGCCGCCCAGGGCACGGTCGTCGTGCGGATTCGCGACAACGACGAGCTGATTCAATCGGTCACGCTTACGGCAAATTCGGCCGGCGATGCCGCGCAAATCGTCCGGCTGGCCGAGGCCCGGCACTTCGCCGCGTTCGGCGTGGAGATCGACAGCGAATTCAGCTTCTCCGCCGCCGAGGGCTACGTCGCCGTCGAGACGACCTGTCTGCTGGAATACAAGCCGCAGCTTTACGACCTCTACGCGACGCTCCGCCGCAGCAGCTACCGCGGCGGCATCGACCTCGACGGCCGGGGCATCGACGAGGATCTGGCGCGCGACATCTTCATCCGTTACCGGGACTACGGCGCAATCGTGCCCGTGTCCGAGATTGGGCCGGGCATGGATTCCGTGCTGAACCAGAACGCCGTCTTCGATGCCGCCCGCGAGCTGTCGAAATGCGTGCGGCTGCTGAACCGGCACCAGTTCGTGGGCTACGCCGTGCAGGACGGCAAGTCCATCCTTTACCTCCGCCGCTGGGCGCTGGGCATGTCGCACAATGTCCCCATCGACCTCCTCGAAGGCATCGCGCCCGCCCCCGAGGCCCCGGCGACCGATGGCCTGACGCGGGGCCGCCAATACCGGGTCGTGACCGGCGCGGTGCAGCACGAGGGCGAGCAATTCAACGCCGGCCAGACCTTCACGGCGCGCACGGCGATCTATTCCGGCACCGGCACCCTGCGCGAGGCCGACGGCATCTTCGCGGCCTACCCGGGCGGCTTTTCCAATGGCTGGTGCGTGGACTTCACCTTCCGGCCCTACTACTGGAGCAATTCGAGCATCTGGAAGCCCGACAGCTACGCCGACATCCTGAACGTCCTGGGCGACCGCTGCACGCTGGATGACACGAACATCGCCCGCGACAACAACACGTTGCTCCATGTCGGCTACGGTCAGCGGCCGCTCTACACGTCCGAGACGCCCAGCGGCTACCGCTACATGCCCACGCCCGGCACGCCGTTTAATCCGCCCTACGCCAACGGCGGAGCGACGGTGCCCTTCATGCGGTCGTGCCGCATCTACGAACCGCCCGTGCGGGTCGAAAGCGCGGTGATCGACGACACCTGGACCGCCAGCTTCGGCGAGCAGATCGTGAAGGTGACGATGACCGGCCGCGTGCATCATCATTCGACGGCGCCCAGCTCAATCAGTTCCTCGCTCGCCAGTTGGAACCTGACGGACTTGGCGGCCGAGGTCTTCGATTACCGCACGACCGAAAACGCCCTGCGCGAATACCTGCTCCAGCAGCAGAGCGGTCGCCGCGCCGGCAATGCCGGGGCTGGCGATGCTGCCTTCACCTCGGGCCTGCCGACCGGCGGCGACGTCTTCGGGACCGTCTTCCCGACGCTGATCTTCACGAAGGACATTCCCGAGCCCTACCTCGACGGCAACGCCACGCTGGAGCCCGGCACGGATTCGCCGGCCCTCAGCGAACATCTGCGCCTCGTCGAGCTTTACCTCCGCGCCGGCTGCGAAGGCTTCGTGGATGGCCGCGAATCCGCCGCCCAGGCCTGCGACAATTCCAATACGACGCTCTACGATTACACGTTCGAAAACCTGATGTTCGATGCCGACCAGAATCGGCATGTGCCGCTCCTGCCGGTCGATGTTCGGCCCGACAATCCGCAGGGGCACGGCCCCATGCCGATGACGTATCTTTACGCCGGCACGTTCAACACCCTCGCCCGCGCCGTGAACCGGCTTCGCACCGCGCGCCTGATGCTGCCAATGACCCTGGAGCATCGCGTCACGACGTATGTCCACACCCGCGACGTCACCAATCTGGTTCGAAACGCCACGAGCGCCCGGGCCATTGACGACGGCTGGAGCAAGGCCTCGGGGGTCGACTTCTCGATCTGGCTGCGCGCCGCGAGCGAAACCGAACTCGGCACGCCGACAGTCGGCGCGTGGACGCCGGGCGCGGGTGGCGGCGTGGCCACAAGCGTGGATCTGAGCAGCACCGGCTCGACGGCGACGCTCACGACGACCCGACAAGCCATCGAGTTTCGCTGGTCGCCCGACGGCAGCTTTGAAAACGCCATGCCGCCCGACCTTGCAGCGTTGGTCGATCTGGGCAATGCCGGCGTCATTTTCCAGCGGCAGGTCCTCCAGACGGTTGGCCGCTATGTGCGCGTTGCCGGCGAAACCAACGGCACCACCTGCAATAACACGGCCTCCGGCACGGTCCACGTCTGGAGCCTCGGCCCCGGCTCCGGCGAGGCCGTGCTCTGGGACGCCGAGGTCACCAACGAAGATCCGACCTGCGTGCTGCTGACGGCCGATGCCAGCGAGGACACTCCGAGCGGCGACGTCTACATCTCCGACAGCGCGGGCAACACGAATCCGGCGTGCGTCGGCGGCAACACCCGCTCGACCAACCTCACGGCGGTCGTCGGCAACACCCCGGCCGTGACCGTGCCCGTGCAGGCCTACGCCGCCGGGGACTGACCCATGCAATTTCGCATCCAGGGGAAAATGCGCCGGCCGACCAATCCGCGGCCACCGCCCGTGACCCGCCGCGAGGCCGCCTGCCGCGCCTGCGAATGGTTCAACGCCCCGCAGCAGAAGTGCGCGCACCCCAACACGGCGACCTGGGCGCGCTGCTGGAGCTGCCTGAGCCGCGACCGCCCCTGGCTCAAGCCCGGCGGCCACGACGCCTGCCCGCTCGGCGCAAAGGGGGAATGAATTTGGAAGTCAGGAAAGCAGGAACAGCCGAGAGCACAGAGCCGGTGCGGATCACGCTCGGCGATTTGACCGCCACGCTGTTTCGTGGGGACTGCCTCACCGTGCTTGCGTCCTTCAAAAGCGACTCGGTCGAAATGATTTGGACGGATCCGCCATACGGTCACTCGAATCACGTCGGCGACCTAAATGCCAGGCTGAACGACTACCGCGAAATCGCTGGCAGCCCAATCGAAAACGATGGCCCATTGGAAATGCGCGCAGTCGTGGACGGGATGCTGACTGAAGCGGCGCGCGTTTTGCGGCCTGACTGCTGCTGCTGCTGCTGCTGCTGCTGCGGCGGCGGCGGCCCGCGGCCCACGTTTGCCTGGGTGGCAAATCGTATGGACTGCTCCGGCTTGGAGTTTTTTCACTCGATCATCTGGGACAAAATGAATCCCGGCCTCGGGTGGCGATATCGCCGGCAGCACGAGATGATCATGGTTTCGCATCGGAAAGGCGGAAAGCTGGCATGGAACGATGACTATCCGGCGCAGCCAAACGTGATGCGGATCAGCAAACCCCGCGGCGATTTGCATCCGAATGTGAAGCCCGTGGAGCTAGTGCAACGCTTTATCCAGCAGCACACGGCAAAAGCCGAAACCGTTCTCGACCCGTTCATGGGCAGCGGCACGACCGGCGTCGCCTGCCTGCGCACGGGCCGGAACTTCATCGGCATCGAGAAAGACCCAAAACACTTTGCCACCGCCGTCGAGCGCCTCGAACGCGAGGCCCGCCAAGGCGTCCTCCTTTAAAGAGCCCGTCTTTCCGTTCCTGCCTTCCTGCCTTCCAGATTGATCTTCTTCGCGCCTTCGCGCCTTCGCTGTTCAATTCTTCCGCACCATGGACGGCGGCGGCGCTGAGGGATGACTCGCTTCGCGGTCGCCCTCATCCTTTTCGCGGTGCTGTCCTGGCCGACCCGGGCGCAGACTTTTATCCGCAGCCTGCCGACGTCCACCAACGTCACCTCGGCAACCAAGGTGCCCGTCGACGACGCGACCTACGGCACCCGCGCCATCACGGTCAACAACCTGCTGGTCGGCGTGTCGACCAATCCCGCCGTGCTGGCCGCAATCACCAACGTCGTCACCGACGTCTCGACAACCCTGCTCGGCAACAAGCTCGACACGACCAACGGCACTGCCGTGAACCTCACGGGGTCGTTGTCGAACATTAGTCTCGGTGGCACCACAATTTACAGCGGCGCAGGTAGCAACGATCTGACTGCCAACACGCTTTTCAACCTTGGCCTGCGGGGCGTCAACGGTGAGACGGTCAGCGTGTATCCAACAGCGCACACAACCAAAAACATCGCCAGCCTCGTTGGACTCAACACCGGACTGGTAACCACCAACGCGACCGTCGAAGTGCGCGGTTATTACGAGCCCGGCGACGGTGGCGGCGGGACGTTCTATTACGCGCCGTTTGAGGCCACCAACACCGGCACCGTGTTTCAGGCCGGAAGCGCCTCGTTTGTCTGGAAGCGTCTTTTTGATGGCAATGTGACCCCGGAAATGTTCGGCGCCGTGCCCTACAAGGTCGCCTACTCGCCCTACTTCAACGAGTCGCTTTCAACCAACATGCCGGGCACGGCGGACTTCTCCGTGTGGATGGACTGGCAGGTTCCGACGTATTCGAGCGACACGACTTTCGCCGAGGGTGTGCTCCGCTGGCAGGGGAGTTCCGGGCTTGGCCGTGACGTGGAAGCCTACGGCGCGACAAATTATTTCGAGGTTCTGGTCCGCGGCACCAGCGGCAGCAGCTCAACCGGCAGCGGCGCCGGCAAGCTGACGGCCACGCCCAACCCGTTCCTCGCTTACCAAGGGACGCGAATCCAAGTCACCATCGCCCGCACCAACGGCGTGTTCAAAGTCTACCGCGGGACCAACGACATCACGTCCAGCTTCGCGATAACCAATTCGTCGGACTTGGCCGGCGAGATTGGCAACGGCGCGACGACCGGCATCCTGTCCACGTCGCCCACGTCGGCCAATTTGCCGCGACAGCCGGTGTTTGAAATCCGCACCTTTGGCTCCGCGCTCACGCTCGCCCAAATCGCGGCGGCCGGCAGCGCGACCAATTACACTGCCACCGTTTCCTCACTTAACACGGCGACCAGCTTCACCGACTCTGGCCCGGCGATTCAGGCGGCGCTGGATTACGCCAAGGCGGCGGGCATCGGCGCTGTGACGCTGGGTGGCGGGCAGTATTTCAGCGGGCAGCAGATCAACATCCCAACCCGCGTTTCGCTGGTCGGCGTCGCGCCGTCGCAATGGTCTGGCGAATCGCCGCGGATGAATAACCCGGTCAAGCTCTCGCTGCTCTGGTCGGCGACCAGCGTGAGTAATCTGGTGTCCATCAATGCGGCCAATTCGGACACGACGTATCGCAACCTGAACACGACGTTCGGCGACGGTTCCTACGGCACGAATTACTTCACGGGCGCGTCGGTCCGGGACTTGTGGCTGGACGCGAGCGCGGTGCGATACGCCACGCCGCTGGACATCTACAAGGTCAGCAATGTCACGGCGGAAAATCTTACCCTGCAACAATGGGACGGCCCGATGTTTCGCGTTTATCAGGGCAACGGAATCGAGATTAAAAAGATTCACGGGACGCGATCCATCGGCGTCATGCGTCCGCCCTACGTGATTCAGACCGCCGACAGCTACGTGACCGACTGCGATTATGGCGGTTTTGAAGGCGTGGGCCTGTTCATCTACGGCAACAAGAACAAGATCAACGGCAACTTCATCTGGAACGCCCAGGCATTCAGCACCGCGTTGACGGCGCCAACGGTGGACACGGGCGCCGATACGTTCACGTCCGCGAGTTATCGCTTCTACACCGGAATGCCGGTCCGGTTCAGCGCCAACGGCGGCACGCTGCCGAGTCCGCTGTCGGAATCGACGCTGTATTTCGTTGTGCGGGTGGATGCGGACACGTTCGGCGTGAATAGCCAATACGACCAAGGCGCGGCCGGCGGTGCGTTGCAAGGTGTGAAACTGGACCTCACGACGGGCGGCTCCGGTTCGTGGCGCGTGTTTCCCTACGTGCCGGCGGAAGCAAACATCACCATCTTTAAGGGCGATGACAACGAAGTGCTCGGTGGCCGCTTTGACCAGAGTTACGGCTCCGCAGTTCGGCTAGATCAAAGCTATTGGAACAAGGTATCGGCGAATCTGGCGGAGGCGGGATACAACAACGCGACCAACATTCCGTCGGTCCTCATCACGGGAGGCGGCACCAACATCGTCACCGATGCGACGATGGGGCGCACGCGGAGCGCAAGCCAGTCCGCTATCGGAGTGCTGATGACCAACACGGTCGGGAACGTGGTGCGCGACAATGTTTACGTGAATCAGGACTGGCCCGTGGTGATTGACAGCGCCACCGCGCTGGCGCTGCCGGATGTGTTCACGCCGGACGGCAACGTGGTCGTTGGGCGCGCCTCGCTTTCCTCATCGGCGACCACGGGCTTCCTGTATGTGCCCGGCACGACTGGCACGCCGGCCGGAACGCCGACCGCAGTTTCAGGACAAATCCCGCTCACCTTCGATGCGTCGAACCGCCTGCTCTACTGGCACGACGGGACCAAGTGGCAGCGGTGGCAATTCTACCCGACCGACGCAACCGGCTCGGTGCAAGTGGACACTGCCGGAACGATGACGCTGATGCAGACCAACAACACGCCGCTGATACTGACCAGCATCGGTTCGCTCTCCACGCAGACGCGAAATGCCTACGCCGCTTCCAAGGGAACCGCCTACGGTGTGCGCGACATCGCTTATCGTTTTAACGGGACGCCATCCGCTCCGGCGGGCCTGACTGGGTATGATACCATCTACACATTTCAGGCCGGAGGTTACAACGGCAGCGCGGCGTCCGGGGCTGCGGCTGAGATAGAGATATTGACCAGCTTTCAGACGTGGAGCCCGACCAACAATGAAACGCTGATCAATTTCAAGACGACTCCGAACAACTCAACCAGCCGTGGCACCGTGTTGCAACTGGGCGGGAACTATGCCGCCGTCACGGGTTCGGCCAGTGTGTCTGGCACGTTGGCGGCGAGCACTACAATCGAACTCGGCCACGCCTCTGACACCACGCTTTCGCGGTTGAGTGCTGGGCAGTTAGCCGTTGAAGGCGTTCAGGTCGCGCTCAAGCCCACGACCGAGACGCTCACCTACTCAGGGGGCACCAACGTCACCATCACCGCCGGCAAAGGGCCAAACCAACGCAGCGTGCTGACGGTCACGAACAACTTCCAGTTGCTCTGGTCCGGGTTGACGGACAACGACGGCGGCGTGGTGCATCTGATTCCTGACACCACCAACCGAACCATTCTCGTCAGTTCACCCGGCCGCGCCGCGGGCAGCTCCGCCGCCACGGCGACGGGCTCAACCACACTCACGATTACCGGCGCCACGAACGGCTGGGCGGAACTCGCGTGGAGCGTCGTTCCGGTCGGCGGCACCAACCGCGTGTCGGTCAACCTGGGAGCTTACTGAGATGAACGCTGTTTCCATCGAACTGATCTACACGAAGCTGCGTGCCATTGGCGTGCGCGACATCGTGCTCATGGACTCGGCTTACGTCGCGCCATCGCCGGAATGGTTGCGGGAGTTTGGTGGCTACATCGCCGGCAACAAACTGGAGTTTATCCCGGAAACATTCGACTGCGAGCAGTTTGCCCGCTGGGCCGCGCACGAAGCAGACCTTGCATTGGTCAAAGCTGGCTTGCGCGATGCCGGTCACACTTTTGGAGAAGCGTCCTGCTTGCAGGAACGCTCTGCCCATTCACTCAACCTCTGCCTGTGCTCCGATGAAATACTCTATGCGTTTGAACCCCAGACGGGCTTGGTCACTCCTGCTGATGGTTTTGCTGTGTGGACTCGCGTGCGGATGTAAGACACCGCCCACGTATAACCCACCCGCCATGCGATGAAAACGCTCCTCCTTTCCCTCCTGCTCGCGCTCCGCTGCTACGCGCCGACGCCGCTGTTCTTTGCGCAGAACGGGGCGAGCGCGGCGGCATTCAGCCCGGCCGACGTTTCCGGGCTCACGATCTGGCTGGTTGCCGATGACATTTCCGGGGCCGATGGCGACACGGTGCAAACATGGTCAGCGCGCACCCCGACCACGATTAACGCGACGCAAGCCACGCTCGCTTCGCGCCCCACGCTTCAGACCGGCGAAGTCAATGGGCACAATGCAGTGCTCGCGGACGGCGTAAACGACCTGATGACCCTTTCCGCGTCCGTATCCTCAACGGCCAGTTGGACCGTGTTCTCGGTGCAGAAACGCTCGGCCAGCGGGTCGCTGGGCTACGCGCTGGCAACGGCGTCAATCACTCCCCCCTACAGCCCGATCGAATACGGCTCACTCTCTCGGCTTTATGTCGCATCGAGGACAGACCAGAAACACGCCACAATCCCAAGCCATGCGTGGCACGTGCTCACCGGCCAGGATGCGTCGGGAACGCTCAATGCGTGGGTGGATGGAACGGCTCAAACCCTGACCGCGGCCTCCGCCACCGGCACAACTGACTTTGACCGGCTGTTTGCGCGGTCAAACTTTGAGTTTTCAGCCGTCTATGTGGCCGAGCTGATCTTCTACAACCGAACACTGACCACGACGGAGCGGCAGAACGTGGAGGCTTACCTACGGTCAGCTGAGAAATATGGGACCCCTGCGCCATGAGAATCATCCTTGCCATCCTGCTCGCAATACTCCCGCTCGCGCTGTTGGCGCAAACCTCCACGGTCATCATCGTTCCCGCGCACCTCCGCGACGCGGCCAACGCGGTGGCCAAGGCAGAGTTCGATCCGCTTGGCGGCGAGTTCACGTTCACCGCGGCGCTGGTCACGTTGCCCGCAACCAACGTGACGCACTTCTGGTGCGCGACGCCGTTCTCCGCAACCAATCGCGCCAAGCTCAACGTGTTGGCCAACACGCCGCCGTTTGCCGGCGTGACGCTGGTGCTGGACTACGACCTCACCAACGGCGCCGCACCCTTCGAGTTCCTCGCCACCCACGGCCTCGCGACTTACTCGCCCACAATGTTTACACAACCATGAAATGGCACCCATCAGCCAGGGCGACGTATGGAAACGCCTGAACGCAATGGCCGACCGACTCACCCATCTGGAGCCGGTAGTAGACGCGCTGCGGGAACAAGCCAACCGCACCGAGGCGCGCTTGGATGATTTTGAGAAGGAAGCCCGGGGCCGCTGGGAGGCACACAACAACCAAATGCACACTCTGAAGACCGACATCACCGCCGAACTGCACAACCTCAAGTCCGAGCAACGCGTCCACGTCGCGGTCGTGGGTCTGGTCATCGGCATTCTCAGCTTCCTCGGCATCACCATCGGCGGCTGGGTCATCAAATCCTCCCTCGATTCCGTGCGTGCTAGCATCAACACCCAACAACGATGAACGAAGAAACGCTCATTGCCGGCCTGCTTGATACCTATTCCGCCAAACACGGCTGGCTCGCCGCCGCGCTGACGTGGATCGGCACCGCCCGCGTCGCCTTCAAGCTGGTTTCCGGCAAGCTGGAGGAAGCCATCGCGGCCTTCGTGGAATTCAGCGTCTCGACCAAGGACGCCGATGCCGTGGACCGCATTAACGCCCTGTTCGCCAGCCGCACCTATCGCCTGCTTGCTTTCCTCGCCGACTACATCGCCAGCGTGAAACTCCCGCTCCAAGCCCGGACCGGCCAAACGGTGAACATTCCAAAACCATGAAGACCCCAAAAACCGACATCTACGGCCGCCCGATTCCGTGGCACGACAAAGTGGAATGGTGGATTGAGGACCATCTGGGCAAGATACTCCTTTGCCTCATGCTGCTTGGCATAGGCTGTTTCTTTGCCGGATGCGCTTCCACCAAAGCCAACAGCCAAAAGACCCTCGCCGGCATCCAATACGGGGCCGACGCCGCCATGAAGCTGTGGGCCGGCTACGTGGTGCGCGAACAGAAGCGCGCCGATGCCTTGCCCGATGGCCAGCGCGAAGCCGCCCACGCGAAGCTCCTCGAACGCCGGCTCCAAGTGGACGATGCGCGGCGGAAGTTCTCCGCCGCATGGGCCACCGCCTTTGCCGCCGCCCGCTACGACACGCAGCAACCGGCCGCCGGCCAGGTGCTGAGCCTGCTCACCAACCTCGAAACCACCGTCAACGCCTTCGCCAAATGACTGCCATCGCCATCCCGCTTGCCATCGAAGCCGCCAAGGCTCTTGCGCCGTTTGCCATCGATGTTCTCCGGCTGCTGAAGCAACGCGGCGAACTCACGCCCGAGCAGATCGCCGAACTGCAAGCCCTCAACGCCAAGACCGAAGCCGACTACGTGAAGGCAGCCGGCGGAAGGGAATGAATCTGGAAGACAGGAAAGCAGGAACCGAGCAGACCGGCCCGGTTCCCTTCCTGCCTTCCTGCCTTCCAAATTGAATTGCCCATGACCCTCCAGGCCCTCGCCGACATCGCCACCGGCCGCACTGCCGAGCCGGCCCGCCTGGCGCCGAAGGACGCCGCCACGCTCGCCTCGATGCGCCGCATCATCGCCGAGGCCACGGGCCAGGCCCGGAAGGCAGAAGGCAGAATGAAGAATGCCGAAGCCGCCGGGCCTGCCCCGGTTTCTTCATTCCGCGTTCTGCCTTCTTCCTTCGCCCCGCCACCATGGACGGCGCCCGCGTCAGGTGACGATGATTGCCCACGCGCTCCAGCTCGCCGCCAAGCGTTACCTCGCGGTAACGGTCGGCGGCATCGCGGCGGGTGACGTCGCCAGCACGACGCACGGGCTCCCCCAGACCGTGTCCGATGGCGGCACGGCCAACCTGACCGACACCGATGACGTGCCCCTGGCCGGCGGCCGGGCGCTGTTCTTCCTGGCGGGCGAGGACAACGATCACGCCGATCTGCCCTGCATCATCTGCGCCTGCACCGGCACGTCGCAGCCGCCGGGCGACTTCACCGGCAACCAGATTGCCGAGCTGACGGTCACGATCCATTACCCGGCCGACGACATGGTCGATCCCGCCAATCCCGGCGCCGGCAATCTCGGCGTCGCGACCATTGCCGAGGCCTGCCGCCAAGCCGTGGCCGATGCCCTCTACGTCGACGACTTGCCCGGCGAATTGAACGACGCCCGGGAAGATGCGGATGCGCTCACCGTCATCGGCGTCGTCAGCAGCTTTGCCGACCGTCGCTTCGTCACCGAACGCGGCCGGGCCGTCGAATTCACCGTCAGCCTCATGTGCGCTGGCCTCGATCTCACCTAAACCAATCCAAGAAACTTTATGGCAGTGACTCAAAAAGGAATGGGCGTCGCCTGGGGCATCACGACCTCCGGCTATACCTACACGGGCGCCGCGACCACGCTCAACGTCAAGTCGCTGGAGCAATCGCTGACGCGGGACGCCGAAATGGTTGAGGTCAAGGACGCCAATGGCGAAGCCGCCGGCCTGGTGTTCTTCAATCCGACCAGCGAACTGACCCTGCGCGTCTATCCGTTCAACGCCACGACGCTGAGCGGCGCCGCTACGGCCGCCGCCGCGCTTCCGGCGGTGGGCGACAAGTTTGTCATCACCGACGCCAGCGACGCCAGCATTGCGGGCGATTACGTCGTGATGCGTGTGGGCAAGACCCGCTCGTCCGGGGCGCAGGTTGAGTTTGACCTGACCGTGAAGAAGTGGGCCACGGACCTCTCCGCCACCATCACCTAAGCCATGCCCGAAGGCCTCGCCGAACTCTACGCCCGCGCGCATGTGCCGGTCGCCTTCGAGGTGGCCGGCACGGCGCTCGAACCGTTCACGCTCGGCCATGCGATCTCGCTCGAAGTCCTCGGTCAGGCCGACCTCGCCGACGATGACCTCGCGGGCCTGCTCCTGGCGCTCGAAGTCTGCCGCCGGCCGCCGGGCGCCTTCCTGCGCGGCACGCCGCGGCTGGCCTTCCGCCTCGGCCTGCGCGTGCGCGCCTTCTGGCTCGGCGTGCGCTACGGTCCGCTCCGCCTGCTCCGCGAGATCCCCAAGTTCCGCGCCTACTGCCGGCATTGGGGCCAGATGCCCAGCTTCCGCAACGATCCCGCCCAGGGCGAGAGCACGGCCGGCGCGCCCTTCCTGGAGCACCTGCTCGTCTGCCTGATGGCCCGCCTCGGCTATTCCGAGTCCGCCGCGCTGGCCCTGCCGCTCGGCACCGCGCTGCTCCGTTACACGATCCACTGGGAAACCGAAGGCCGCCTCGAACTGGCGACCGATGCCCAGGACGAACTCGCCGCCGCCCTCACCGCCGACGCCGCCCAGCGGCACGCCGAAATCCTCGCCGCCGCTAACGCCCGTCTGGCGGCCTCTGCCTAATGGCTCTTAATCTCCTCGCCAAACTCGGCCTTGATATCAGCCCGTTCACCCGGGGGCTGAATGCGGCCCAGAACGCCGGCAAACGCACGGCGGACGTGTTCGCGCGGGACATCGGTCCGTCCATCAAGGAAGGGCTCTTCGGCGCCCTGTCCGCCGGGGCCTTCGTCGGCGGGGCCAAGCAGATCATCGACTACGCCGGGCGCGTGAATGACCTGAGCGAGCAATTCGGCATCGCCCGCGAGGAGATCCAGACGCTCGCCGGCGCGGCCGAGGACAGCGGACTGGAGTTCGAACGCCTCGGCGGGGCCCTCGACAAGATCGGCCAATCCCGGCGCGATGCCGCCGAAGGCAACGCCAAGCTGCGCGAGGAATTCGCCAAGTTCGGCATCTCGCTCGCCGACCTCAACGACCCGGCGCGCAGCAACCTCGACCTGCTCAAAGCCATCGGCGTCGCCCTGGCCACGATGACGCCGACCGCGGCCATCCGTGAATCGTTCGGCGAATTGGTCGGCGAGAAAGGCCAGCGCCTGCTGGAGCTGGTCAAGACGCTGAAGGAACTGAAACCCATTTCGCTCCTGTCCGATTCCGAGATCAAGACGCTCGACGAATTCGGCGACCGGGCGAACAGCATCTTCCGGTCATTCAAGACGCTGGGCGGCCGGGCCCTGTCCGATGCGATCAGCTTCGGCGACGAGGTCGGCAAGGCCAACGGCGGCGGCATCAAGGGCGGCATGATGGGCGCCCTCGGCTTTCTCACGACGCTGCTCCAGGCGCCGATCAATGCGATTACAGGGCAGGGCGCCTTCGGTCCCGAGGGCGCCACCGAGCCGCTGACGCCCGAGGAAATCGCCGCGGCCAAGGCGAACGTGAACGCGCCGCCGCTGTTCACCGAAACGGAAAAGGCCGCCCGCACGGCTTCAGCCAAAATGTTGCCGACCTTCGATCCGCGTATTCCCGCCGGTGGCCTGGCTTCGGCCGGCCTCTTCTTCGGCGGCGCCGGCAATCCGCTGATTCGTGAATCCAAGCAGCAAAGCGAACTGGCTCGCCAATCGGTGGAAGAACTCAGACGCGTCCGCGCAGCCATCAGGGAGGAACTCTAAGCCATGGTCATCAAGGGCACTGTCACCCAATCGCTGACGCCCGGCGTCAGTTGGTCCCCGCGCGGCGGCCGGCTCGAAGAAGCCCGCGTCCAGATCCTGCACGCCGACCTTGCGGCCTACGAAACGACCGCGCAGGCCGCCGGCTACGAATACCGCTACGAGCCCGTCGGCAATTCGCCGGTCGGTGTTTTCAGCTACAAGCGGCCCCAGGCATCCCAGATCGACGAAGACCTCAGCGACACCTGGGCCGTGCGCTACATCACCGAACAGCGCGACATCTGGCTCGATGACCTCGTCGTCGCCCAGATGGCGACCATCGCCACCGCCGACGCCCGGGCCCGCTTTAAGGCCGACATCGAGGCCATGCTCCGCGGAGAGACCAGCCGGCCCGCGCTGGTAGACGCCGATGGGATCACCACGCAGGCTGAGTATGACCTGACGACCGCCGACATCATCGCGAAGGCCGGCAAAGAAGGGGACGCCGCCTTCACGGCCATGACCAACGCGCTGGTCGACGACCTGAGCAACGGCGTGACGTCGCAATTCGTCAGCACCCCGGCGCTGGTCCGTTCCTCGGTGCGCCCCGCCTTCACGTCGCTCCAGCCCGTCTTCAGCTACATTAACAGCCTCTGCACCACCGCCGGCCTGCTGGCCTACGAAACCACGATCCCCAGCAACCTCGCCGCGGCGCTCACCGGCACCCTCAGCGCATACTACTGGCTGATGCAGGCGCCCACGATGGAGCAACAGGAAGACGGCCGCTGGCGCTACCAGCGCGAATACTGGGGCGTCCCGAGGATTGCCAATCTGCTCACCGACCGTATCGTCACCCCAACATGACCCCGCTGCCCACCACCCTCGTCGGCTCCAGCCGCGGCCGGATCACCCGCCGGATCGCGGCACTGGAGAATGTCATCTACGGCACCAATCCCAACGCCGCCGACGGCACCTTCATCACCCGCACCCCGCGTGGCACTTTCATCCGCTCCCGCTCCCGCGGCACCGCCGCCGGCACGGGCAGTCAGCAATCCCAAATCCCCCGCTGGCTCTGACACCGAAACCGGCACCCAATCACCGCCCCACTCACCAAACCCAGCAAATCCGCCCAAACCGCCGCCCCTTGACACGGTAGGGGTCACAGGTTCGAAACCTGTATCGCGCACCATGCGGATTTGTTCGAGAAAAGGCCCTTCGGGGCCTTTTTTGTTGCCCTTCCGCGGTGTGGGGGCCGGGCGGGCGGCGGGCTTGGTTGCCG